TACTTAATTATGTCATAATATTTGACATAAATAAAACCATTGTGGCTTATCTTGTCAGCATCATTCCATGATTCAATGTCCTGTAACTCATTTTTTAATTTTTGAATGTACAGTGTAGCATCCATAAGTTCTTCTTGCAAGTGGTTTAACCACTCTAAGATGCTAAGTTCTGCTCCTTGAAGGTCAGTGCCATATTTCTTGACACCAACCTCTGAGCGTTGCTGAAACTTGTCTTGTATTTCTTTTACTATCTTATCCATAAACTACGTCTCCAAATAATAAATATTGAAATATAATGTCAGATGTATCTGCATCTCCGAATCCATCCAACTCTACTGATAATACATAGTTGTATGCATCGTCTTCGTATAGTTTCTCAAGTCTGTGTTGAATGTTGTCCCTTGTCATATATCCAAGTACATCGTCAGTATCCTCAGCATCGTTGATTGGAACCTCAACATCATGGTCAAGGATAGCCTTGAGCATTGCAGATGCCAAGTATCTGTCATCTTCTTTAGGAACTGCCTTTCTGATTAGGCTGATGGCATCACTAGACAAGTAACACCAATAGTTACTGCCACCTTCAAGCGCAGTAATGAACACGTTTTCTAATTCTTCTCTTTCCATGTTAATAGTTTGTGATAAAGGTCATAAAATTCTTCGTTGTCAATCTCTACTCTATCGACAAATTCTTCAAATTGTTCGATAATGTCTTTGATTTTGTCAATGCTAGAGTCAACACGACATTCGCATTGGTTTGCTGGGTGATTGGAATTACCTACCCCAAGCACAAAATAATCGTAATCATTCATAATCTTTAATGTTAATATAGTAATCACACTCAATCTCTTCGCTGTCAACTCTGAACTCAAAGTTATTATAGCTTTGCCATACCCCATCTGGAGCATTGAACCTGTAGCAACTGTATCTCAACGGACACTCTTGGTTGTTGCATTTTGTAATGTCTGCCATTGTTTCAATTTTTTCTGTATAATAAACATTGTTAGTGTTGGTCTCTATGATTGAGACAAGACCACCTCTATATGATATGAAGTGGTCATTGTCTGTACCATTGTTTGTCTTGATGTAGTACAAGGCATAGTAGTAGTCATCTCCAATGTATACATCGGATGAGCATTTGCCTTTGTTGAATCTCAAGCTATAGCTCTTCATCTCTATCTTTTAAATCCATATCCTTAGCAACTTGGTCGATGCTTGTGTAAACATCTAGAAAAAGACTCTCTTGATTTAATACATCATCAAGAACCTCATAAGCCTGACCATCTGTGCAGCTATATAGCATTTTTACATCGTCTATATGCCAAATGTTATCCACATAGTAGCCATTTAATTTAAGTATAGCTTTCGCTCTATCCACCTCAGATAGACTCATCTCTATCGGGTTGTTTACTGTAATGTCATTAATGTTCTTCATTGCTTTCAATTATTTCGTTTATTAATACTTCTTTTGCTTGTTGAGGACTCTCATAAAAGCAGTCATCACCGTACTCATCTTTGAATGCTGCCCATATAGCATCCACATTATTTGTTATGGTTTTTACCCATCCATCGTTACTCTCTATTCCGATTAGATAGCGACCTCCACCTAGGTCTCTGATTAGTTTTAGTTCTTCCATGATTTTTAGTTTTTAAAATTAAGCTTGTCTTTCCAAGCTGTCAGTCTTGTTGTAATTTAAGCAAATGAAAAACAATATATAATTGCTGTGGCTACTTAATTAACCAATGGCATTACAACAGCGCCTACCGACAAGTAGGTCTAAACATGCCACAACTTATAATATCTCTGTTTCGTTGTCTGCAAATTTATCACAATCTTCACAACTATTTCGAACTTTTTCAAAAGCTCTGTCCATACTCTGAAAGTCTGCAAGGTATATGTTACCCATCCTTTCCATCCAATCGTAGAATTTATTTATCTCTTCCATTACTTGATTAGTTCTTTTATTAAATTTAGGTCAACTGTTCCGTACTTTTCGTACACTTTTTGCAACTCCTTCTCGGCTTTCTCAAACTCAGTCATGCTTCTAGGATTGCAGTAAACCATGATCCAATATTGGATATCATCTATCTCTGTTTTTCTCATATCTTTTTAAGTTTATCACACAAATCTCCACACACTATAATGGATGGTATCCACCCGAAAATGAACATCATTAGCAATGTTCCACCATTGGAGAAGCACTCCCTCAGACAAATGTCTTTTGATAATGCCCATCCTATTGATGCAAATAGTCCCCACGTTAAAAAAAGTGTGCCCATAAAAGCACACATTAGAATTGTATTTTTCATTATGTTTATTGGTTTAAGTTAATGTATTCTCCCATTGTCTCCCAGCTATCTGGAACTGGGAATGATCTTAGATATGAATTAGAAAGCCTCTCATCTTTCTTCTTTCTAATAACAAACTCCTTTGCGGTTCCCTTCTCAAGTATATACTTAGGGATCCAACACTCGTAAGAAAGTTGTTTGTTATTATAATGATAAGGAACCTTTGCAAAGATTGCCTTTTCCGTTTCAGCAATAGTCTCAAAATTAAATTGTGCCATTTCTTAAAATTCAAAGTCGATTAATACTAAGGTTCCTTTCTTTTTGTAGATAGACTTGGAGATATCACTCCAAGCCTGACCTACATACTTTTTTGTCGTGCGGCAATATCCATCCATTTGATAGGTCTCTTTGCCATTTGGCAACCTGAATAGGTCTCCCTTCTTTACTTTCTCAATTGTTACCATATTCTGATTTTTTAAATGTTAATAATTTCTCCTCTTCGTAGTTCAATAACTCATCAAGCATTGCCCTATCCACATCAATGATGCCATATATTGGATGATAAATGTGGTTTATACCCACAAACTGCTTGTTCCTTAGCAACTGCTCACGAATTGTTAAATCTCTAGTGGTTCCTTGTCCACCTTGACCGAAGCCTACACTGTTTGGAATTTGTCCTGTTTTCATAATGTTTAATTTTTTAATGGTTAAGACCTAAGTGAGTCCGTAAACTCACTCAGGTTTCGGCTAATAAAGACTCGTCAGTTAACCTACAAATTTGTTTTAATAAACCAATACGCTGCCTGTATGCCATCCTCGTTTAAGTAGGCATCAATCTTGGCTGGACTAGCATCTAACTTCCACCCTGTTAAATAATACCTTACGCTAAGTTTGTTAACGTGTCCACTGTAATCAATGAACCAATGACTGTCACCGTATTTGCCATTTCTTTCCACCGCAACTGCGATAATTTCGAATAAATCTTGTAAAGTTTTCATAGTGTTTTAAAAATTAGTTTGGTTTTTAAATTTCTGTTTAAAATTGCCTTTGCGCTTTTGTAGTCAACATTCTCTGTTAACATTACATCTTTTACGCACTCTGTGTACACACGTACACGATGCTCAATACTGTCTATGACTGACTGAACATCAATTCTCTTGTTAATTCTAGCTCTCATTGTATTTAATTGATTTCATATTCTCTCCCATCTAAAAACCATCTTAACTCTTCTAATTGCATTTCTTCTGAAAGCTGAGAATAAGGATAAGAAACTGAAACTTTTTTTCCATTTACATAGAAGTAAATACCATCTGCCCTTCGGTTGTTTATAGCGTCTGCATACTCATCTAAATTGCATTCGCTTTTTAATATTGCTACTAAGTTTTTCATAATTGTTTAGTTTTTAATGTGCGTTAAGGATGCGCACCCCCCATCTAAATCAGTTAACCTACAAATTTGTTTTAATGAACCAAGATTAGTCATTTTCTATATTGAATTTATTACATAAAATTTCTCTAATTACATCTTGTGCATCGCACTCTGTTTGGTCGTCTGTGTCGGTACAATCTTTTATTATGCCTTCTTCAACCATTTTGCCAACTATAATAATTGACAAATCTTTAATGTCATCTAATGTTTTAATTGTGTTCATAATGTTAAATTTAAAAGTTAGACATCGGAGGCAGAGTCGGACTGCCTTTACGACCATCCCGATGTTATGTGCTATAAGGCTTAGCACTTGCCAATTTCTTCGGTTTCTTGATTATTGCGATTCTACAAGGGCTTTCCGTTACCCACACGCTGCAACTAGTAGTATCTTACCTTATGCGAACCTATTTGAACTTAACTCAAGGGGCTTCCACCCAAATGATTTCTCCTTGTTATCGGCATCTCATCGTTAGAGGTCTAGTCGTTATCTTATCGACTTGCTAGCTGCTGCCCATCGTGCGCTCCGTACTACCCAAGGTAGGAGGCTTAACGCTAGGGCAATCTCAGTATGTCAAAGAACTGTCGGTTTCTCGTTCAATTCTGGAGCAAATTTAGTTCAATTCTATTTCCCTCCAAACTTTTTTTGAACTTTTTTTTCATTTATTTTTAAATTAATTGAAAATCAAGCAGTTAGAAAATGTAGGAGTTTTCAAAAAGTAAGAAGAGGACTACAAACGAGGTGGGGTTATTCCCGCTGTCAGACCGTAAAACGCAGTATTTTCCTACAGATTTTCGCACATTTTTGACAGCAAAAGCGTATGTATTTTCTTACAAAAGTTCATGTGCTCGTGTGTATGCGTGCGTGTGTATGCGAGCGAGCGAGCGTGCAAGCGAGCGTGTGCGTGTAGCGTAGCGCATGCCTATGCGTGCCCACCTATGCGTGCGTGTGTATGTACATGCGGGCAAAAAGCCAAAAAAATGGGATGCGATTTTCCAAATGGCACCCCCACCCCTTTCGAAAAAATCGGTTTTCAAAACACGCATGTTCACGTCAGCTCTATATATCACCCAAACAATATTTATATCTATATTTGTAAAAACTTTATTATGAAAACAACAAAATTTAACGGAAGCATTTACGCTGACAAGTATGATGGTTTAACTGTTCGCAATGGAAGATTGGTTAATAATAGACCAACTGGAAAGACAGGAATTGCCCAAGCGGTTGAAACAAAAAAGGCTTTAAGGCGTATGGAAAAAGTTAGTATGATCGCAGAAGGTGTCAGACTTGGAGACCTTATGTCTGATGCCATGGAAATGGAATAGTACTTTTTTCCTTTTTAATGTTAAGAATCAACATTTTAATGTCATTATTATGTTGATTTTTTTTTATATAACTATTTGATTTTCAATATATTATTTTAATAATGTTAAAAATGTTCATTTTAAAGTCAAAATAAAATAAAAAAAAATATATATGTGTATAAATATATATATATATATATAGGGAAAATGAAAATCATCATTTGTTATTTTTCAAAAATATTTATACATTTGCCTATCTAATTTTAAATTTAATCAAATGGTTGATGGTCCTAAGGATTTGTATTTTGGAGACGATGGTCGCAAGCGACTTATAAGTGGTGTAACGAAGATGGCTAAGGCTGTTAAGAGTACACTTGGTCCAGGTGGAAATACTGTACTGATTGAGTCTCCTTCCCACACACATGGTATAACTGTTACAAAGGATGGCGTTACTGTAGCCAAGAGTATTATTCTAGCTGATCCGAGTGAGGATTTGGCTGTAAGGATGATGCGTGAGGCTGCTGAGCGTACTGCGTTGCAGGCTGGTGATGGGACTACTACTGCGATTGTTTTGACTGAGGCTCTTGTTATGGGTGGTCTTTCTTACATCAAGGAGAATCACAACAGGACAGCTGTCTTAAGGAGTATGTCTCAGATAAGTGACATTGTCATTGATGAATTGAAGGGTAGTAGTAAGAGGGTTAGTTCTTCTATGCTATCTGACGTTGCTAGTATATCTGCTAACAATGACAAGAGTGTTGGGAAGATAATTGCTGACGTTTACAAGAGTGTTGGTAAGAATGGGATTGTGACTGTTGAGAAGAGTCAGACAGATGAGACTTATTCTCAGGTGACTAATGGATTGCAGTTTGACAGGGGTTATCTTAGTTCGATGTTCATTAACGACCACAAGAGAGACGAGTGTGTTCTTGATGATGTGATGGTGTTAGTTGCTGACATGGAGATAGCGAACATATTGCAGATTGAGAATGTTCTTAAACCAATCATTACTGAGGGGAAGAAGTTGTTGATCATATCACCATGCAACAACAATGTTATAAACACATTGGCTGCTAATAGTTTGAAAGGGAACTTGAAGGTATGTGCTGTTGCTCCTCCGAGCTTTGGTTACAAGCAGCATGAGTTGATGCAAGACATTGCATTGAGTGTTGGTGCTACTTATTTCAGTGAGAAGACTGGTGATGACTTGAGCATTATTAACTTTGGTGATTTAGGTCATGCATCTAAGGTTATTGTTAGCAGAGACAAGACCATCATTGTGAAGTCTGATGCTAGAAGCAAGCAAGAGGACATCAATGAGCGTATCTCTCAGCTAAGAAGTGCATATAATATATCTAACAAGAAAGCTGACAAGGACTTTATCTTGGAGCGTATTGCTTCTCTTACTGGTGGAATAGGTGTTATTTATGTTGGTGGACATACCGACCTTGAGCAGAAGGAGTTGTACGACAGGGTTGACGATGCTGTGTGTGCTGTTCGTTCAGCTTTGGAGGAAGGTATTATCTCTGGAGCAGGCAAGGCATTATTTGAGCAGAGCTTGAGCCTATCGGCTGGAGAGAGTGAGGAGGATAAGATTGCTTATAAGATTGTGATGGAGGCGTTACAAGCTCCATTCTTTCAGATACTCAAGAACGCTGGGTTGAATCCAGAGGATGTGTATGGCGGTAAGCCGCTTGATGCTGGTTGTGGTTACAATGTGAAAACTGGAGAGATGGGGAACTTGATAAACATGGGTGTGATTGATCCGTTGAAGGTTACAAGGAGTGCTCTTCAGAACGCAATTAGTGTGGCAGTAACAATTCTTAGTACAAACGCAGTAGTAACACTTTCAAGATTATGATACCAATAGGCAAAAACATTATTATCAAAAACATTGACGAAGAGGTAACAACAAAGTCTGGTCTTTTACTTTCTGGAGAAGACGTAAAGGGGATGAGGTATAGGAAGGCTGTTGTAGTTGAGTCAGGTACTGACGTATCTTGCATAGAGAAAGACGACGTGATATACTACGACAAGGCGCATGGCTTTACGATGCTAATAGAGGATGAGCCTTATACGATCATTCAGGAGAGTCACGTCGTTGTTGTCTTATAGAGTCTTTCATAGATATTATCATGTCTCTATATCGTTTGTCTGTATAAGACACATTTTTAGCAAACATCTTATTGTTGGCTTGAGTAACGGGGATTTCTTCCCCGTTTAACTTTTTATATATAAGCCTAACCACGTTAATTCCTTTTTGGCTAAGGCAGTATATTGCAGGTATTGGGTACTTATGCTTGCGTTCTATTTTGTCTATCCACCCTTCATTCATTAGTCTGTGGAAGCGAGGTTTTTCCCAACCTAGTATTTTATTAAACTCATCAAATTTTGCACGTTTGAAATATTTTTCTGAGTAGAGGAATAGAAGTATATCTAGGTCTGATTGGGTTAGTCCGTACTTCATTTTTATAAATTGGCGTACAACTCGCCAATATTTCAAGTAGTCAGATTTCATTTAAAATAAATTATTACATTTGCTACAAAGTTATTAATTTAAAAATTATGCCTAAAGAAGAAACAAAAAAAGAGGAAGAAAAATCATTTGATATTATTTCTCAAATTAAAGCAATAAATAAAAGTTCTTCTGATAGAATGAAAGCTTTAAAAGAAGCTTCTAAAAAAAGATTAGAGGATAGAGATAAAAAAAATAAAGATCTTAATCCTCAATCTAGATCAGAAATCACTGGATTTGGTAGATTTAAACAATTTGGAACATCTATAATAACACCTAAAAACAAAAAAAACCAATGAAAAAAGTAACTAAAAAAACTGCTTACGACATCAAAGAAGCAAGCAATCCAAAAATGAAGGCTAGTGCTCGTAAGCATTATGCTATGAACGCAGAGGCTGCAATGAAAAACCAAAAAAAGAAGAAGTAATGAAAGCTAAACCATCATTGCCTATGGCATCAAGGATGCAAATGGCAGCTTCAACTGGAAATTCAATGAAAAAACAAGGTAGCGGCAATCCTATTGCTAAAAGACTTATAAAGTCTGCTAAAGGAAAAGGAATGGCTGGAAGGGATAGTTACCGTTAAAATTTAAAGATATGGCTAAGAAAAAAGAAGAACTTGTACAAGAAGTTGAGGTACAAGAAGTTGAGGTGCAAATTGAGCAACCAGAGGTTGTTGAAGATAAGTACCCTGGACACAAAACAAGAGCATTTAGAGCTTAGTTATGGCTGTTAAGTCAAAAATGAAATGTAACCGCCCAGTGCCATCGGATAGACCTGGCAAAAAGAGGATGGTTAAAGCATGTTCCAATGGACAAGAAAAGCTTATTCATTTTGGAGCAGAAGGATATGGTCACAATTACTCTGATGCTGCTCGTAAAAGTTTTAAAGCACGACACAAGTGTGATACTGCTAATGACAAGTTAACAGCAAGATATTGGGCATGTAAAAACTTATGGGCAGGACCAGGTGGTTCAACCGCATCAAGTCCTAAAAACAGAAAAGGTAAATATTAAAACTATGAACAGAGATTATCCACTAGCACCAACATTCTTTGGTGACAAAGAAAAAAAGGTAAATAAACTTGAAGAAAGAGCTGCAAAAGCTACAAAAAAAGCTGAGATTGCAGTAGATGAAGGAAGAGAAAGAAGAGCCGACAGATTATACAGAAAAGCTGGAAGGCTTGAAAGTCGTGCTGTAGAGACTGCTTATAGAAATTAGTTATAATGGCAACTCAAAAATACATGGGCAGAGGTCAGCTTATAAACAGACTTTCTGCCCAAGTTGGAGATAAAGGGTTGGCTATAGCTATACTTCAAAAGAGAGGTCATCTAAAAGCAGATGGTAAAACGCTTACTAAGGAAGGTCAAAGGAGGAATGCTATGACTGCTTCTGAAAGGGCAAAAGATAGGGCATCTAAGAGAACAGGTCTTCCTGCAAGTGAGTTCGTTTATAATCCAAAAACAAATACAGCAAAGAAGCGATGAGTAGAGATTATCCATTAGCACCAACATTTGATTCAAAAAAATTTGAGAACCTTTTTAATAAAGCAAAAAAGGAGAAAAATAAAAATTTTCAATATGATGGTAAAAATTACAGCACTGATGTTCCTGTAATAAAATACTTAATATCTGCAAGAAAGGCAGAGGTTGATGCTCAAAGTAAACAAAAAAAGCGATGAAAGACGCTTGTTATAAAAAAGTAAAGGCACAGTACGATGTGTTTCCATCAGCGAGAGCTTCTCAAGCGATTGCTAAATGTAGGAAGGCATCAGGATCTGTCCGCAAGACAGAGGAAGGAACGTCTCTCAAAAGGTGGGAGAAGGAGAAGTGGACTGACACTAGAACTGGCAAGGCTTGTGGTGCAGGAGGAAAGAACGAGTACTGTAGACCAAAGGTAAAAGTTTCATCACAAACTCCAAAGACTATATCAGAGATAAGTAAGTCAAAACTTGCTGCAAAGAAGGCTGAGAAGTCAAGGGTAGGTATGGGAAAAAGAGTTTCAAAAATTTAATATATTTACACAATGAAATCACAAGGTTTAGGAGACACTATCGAAAAGATTACAACAGCAACAGGAATCAAGAAAGTTGTTAAAAAAGTATCTAAAGGATGCGGTTGTGAAGAAAGAAGAAACAAGTTGAATAATCCAGACTTATTAGTAAACAAAGTTTTTTATAAAAATAGAACAAATGGTAACAAATAATACAATACAAGGAACAAAGGCATTGGCAATATTTCCATCTGACAATGCAGACATACCAACTCCTAACTTGCAAGTTAGCAGTACAATGACTGGTAAAGCAGATGGTGGTGCTATTCTTGTCGATTCAACAAATCCATTTATAGTAAATGGATCAAATACTGTTAATGTTGGTGATGTTATATATGTTCCATCACTTTTTGTTGCTGCTACAGTTATTGAAGTTATAAGTGCAAGTCAAATTAGATTAAATGATCCAATTGCTGATGCTGCTCTTGAATATCAAATTTACCAACAATCTCAAGTTACAGGAAATTCAAATTCAGGTTGTTTTATTTATGTTGGAACTACTGCTGGTGAGGATCAAACAGTAACTGTTAAGACAGCTTCAAATGATTATATTGTTTTCCATGGTGTTGTAGAGGGAAGCGTTTTACCAGTAAAAGTAAAAGCTGTATATAGCACAAACACATCTTGTTCAAATCTTGTGGCAATTTGGTAATGAAAACAAGTTACAAGCATATTTTAGGATTACCTATAGGTTTATTGGTAGGACTTTATCTTAAAAATACAAACTCATTGCATTGGAATGATTTATCTGATTCTAATGTATTTGAGTTATTTTTTTTCCAGTCATTAATTACAATAATTTCTTCATTTATAATGGCGTGTTTCTTTGAGTTTTATCAGCAAAGGAACTTAATAGAGAAGCCATCTAAAAGAGATACTGAGATTGATATTGTTGTGACCACAATATCTGTTTACTTAGGCTATGTAATATCTTATCTATTATGAGACAATTGAGTTATATATTCTCTGCACTACTTGTTTTATTTGCTCCAATACAAGGCATATTAATAGCTGTAGGTGCGGCTATAATGCTAGATACATTTACAGGTGTATTTAAAAGCATTAAAACTAAAGGATGGTCAAGTATTAGAAGTAGAAGGTTATCAAATATAGTATCAAAAATGCTTTTATACGAAATATGTGTTTTGTTTTTATTCTTAATAGACAAGTTTGTATTGAATGAGTTTATGGGTAAGTGGTTTGAGATTGATTATATGTTCACTAAGATATGTGGAATTTTAATTGTTTTTATTGAGCTTACTTCAATAAAAGAGAACATTGAAGAGGCTTTCAATATCAATATATGGAAGATGCTAAAAGAGGCATTACTAAGAGCTAAAGATATTAGAAAAGACATAGACGAAATAGCATAATGGACAAAATTACACTAGACAGAATAGCTACTCTTCACCCGAAGATTAGAAAGCAGGTACTTGATGCCTACACTCACATTAACAACAAGTTACTTGGAAAAGGTGTTAGGCTTAGATTTGCCTATACCACAAGAACATTAGCTGAGCAAGAGTTCCTTTACTCTTTCGGTAGGACTAGATTGTATAATGAAAATGGAAGGAGGATTGGCAAGGTGACAAATGCAGCTCCAGGTCAGTCTATACATAACTATTCATTGGCTTGGGATATTGTTATTTTAGTAGACCACAATAAAGATGGAGTTTTTGAGGATGCTCGTTGGGATACTCAATCAGACTTTGATGGAGATGGCAAGGCAGACTGGATGGAGGCTGTTGACTATTTCAAATCTATAGGCGCAGTATGGGGTGGAGACTGGAAAAGGTTCCCTGATGCACCTCATTTTGAAATTACCTTTGGTCACACTTGGAAGACTTTAAAAAAATTGCCTACTTTTACGGAAACTATAAACGGAAAAGTTTATACATATCCAAAATTATGAGGTATTTAATACTTATTTTATTGTTAGTCGGTTGTCGCTCTGCCAAAGTGCAAAAGCAAAGCGAAGTGGCAAAAGTGGATGTAACAGAAAATAAAGCTATTACAGAGGTCCAAATAATAAAAAAGACAGATAGTATAGTTGAGGTTGAAATAGTGCCTATAAACGAGGATAAAGAGGTGGTTATAACCGACCAAAATGGCAAGGTTACAAAGGTTAAAAATGCAAAAGTAAAATATACTAACGCAAAACGGAACCAAGAAGAGGTTAAGGTGTTTGAAGACAAGACCAAAACAACGGTAAAGTCTGAACAAAAGCAAGAGAAAAAAGATGTTGAACGCAAAGTGCCTGTTCATTACTACTTCATTTTTTGGTTTATTATATTAATTATATTGTTCATTATATATATACAAAGAACATTTAAAATATTTAGGTTATGAAAAGACCAGACACCCCTCTTGCCCCAAGTCCTGAGCCTAAAAATGACACTATTAGTAGTGTATTTACATCTAGAGAAAAACAAAGAGGCGATAATAAGTATTCTGCAAAACACAAACAGAGTGTAGATTTGAAGAAATCTGATGGTTCTAGTGTGTCTTCAATTACAACTCAAAAAGAAAAAGAGAGTGGTAAGGTTAAGTTTAAAGAGTATAATCTTATTACAAATCCTCAAGGAGAGTCTAAACTTCAGATTGATGTTAAAACAAACAGAGGTCGCAATTCTACTAGGTTAATAGAAGATTCTGAGAGAGCAAAGAGCAAGTTTGGCAGAGTTTCAAGAAGGAGTTAAAAATTTATATATTTGCAATTAATTAAATTTACTAAAAATGAGCAAGCAACTTTTAAACGAAGAGTTATCTAAAATTCAAGAGTTAAACAATGAGTTTAACAAATTAAAAATGGTTATTGTAGATTGTGAGATTCAAAAGCACAATGCATTAAGACATATTGACGAGTTAAGAAAAGAATTTTCTTCTCAAGAAAAGATGTTGATTGACAAGTATGGTAAAGATGCTGTTATCAATATCCAGACTGGAGAGGTGACACAAAAAGAAAACTAAAATGGCAAAAATTAGCACATATCCTAAAGATACAAATATTTCTTTAACAGATAAGTTGTTAGGTACTGATTCTGATAACTCTTTACTTACTAAGAATTTTGAGATTTCAGATTTTATTACATTTTTGCAGAGTAATGGAGCTGTTGGACCTACTGGTCCACAAGGACCTGCTGGTCCACAAGGACCTCCAGGACCATCTGGAACAGAAATAACTAAAGTTTTGAAAACAACTATAACAAGCGCACAAGTTTTACAGTTGTTCACAACTCCAGTTACTATATTAAATAGTAATAATCCGCTTACAGTAGCATACCCTATAAATGTATATATAAAAAGAAATGCTGGAAATGCATATACATTGGCTGCAAATAGTTTTTCTATTATTAATGATTTTGATGCAACTTTGACAGCTAATTTGAATCCAAATCCTTTAACTGGAACTCAAGCAGGATATTTTCAATCTTCAGTTTCTCCAAATCAAAATTTGTCAGGTGGAGATAAAAATGTATTGTACAAATTAAAGGCAGTTGCTGGAGATCCAACTTTAGGTACAGGAGATTTAGAAGTGTATGTTACATATATAGAAATAACATTGTAAAAATAATTTTTAATACGCCTATTGAATTAAAAATTTATAATTAACAATATAATGTCAAAAATAGCTACTTACCAATTAGCGGATACTCCGTTAGAATTAAGCGATAGGTTAATAGGTACAGAAGCTATTAGACCAAATCCTACACCAACTCCCTTAGCGACTAAAAACTTTTCGTTAGGGGAGTTGCTTAATTTATTCCAATCAAACTTTCCTTCTGATACTCTTCAACAGGTTCTTGATACAGGTAACACTGCTACTCAGAACATGACTATTAATGGTACAATTAATGCAACATTAATTAAACCAACTAATATAGAGGATATTACAGGAAGTCAAGGAACCATTTCTGAATATTTAAGCAAAGGTGTAACTGGTATTAGTTGGGTTCCAATACCTGTAGACAACTTACAATCTGTATTAAATGCTGGTAATACAGCCACTCAAAATATAGTGTTAGTTGGCAATATAACCTCTACACTTATAATTCCTGGAAATATAAGAGATGAACTTGGTAATAATGGAACTACAGGTCAGGTATTAACAAAAACTGGGACTGGGATTAGATGGCAAAGTTCTTCTGTACCTGGTTTAGCTAGTGTATTATCTGTAGGCAATTCAGCTTCGACTTCAATTATTATTGAAACATCTCAGTATGAGTCAAATATAGAGGAGGACAGGATATTTACAAGAAACAAGTCAAACAATATAGGGGTTTCAATAGATTCATTAGGATCTATTACATTCACAAATTCTGTTAATTCTGCTAAGATATCATCTACAAATATTGTCAACCCAAATGTAGTGTTTCAGTTGCCAAATAAGCCAACTGGTACTTACACATTAGCAACTTTAAGCGACTTGTCATCTGCTGTTTGGGGTAATATTACAGGTACGATAACTGCTCAAACAGACTTAATTGCATATTTATCAGGAAATTACTATCCATTGTCAAGTAATCCTGCTGGTTATTTAACACAACAGTCTGTATTAGAGTATGCTGACTTGGCTTCTTTTCCACCAACTGGATCATCTAACACAATATACATTGCATTAGACACTGGAATTGGATATTTTTGGAATGGAACATCTTATGTTGCTATATCAACTTCAACATCTGGTATATCAGGATTTGGAATTGTAAATAGAATTGCAAAGTTTACACCAAATGGTTCAACAATTGGTAGTTCTAGAATATCAGAACAAAGTACTGGAGATGTAAAGATAAATGATAGCGGCAGAGCGTATTTATTTGGCAACACTCTTTTATCAATACAAAGAGCGCAAACACAACTTGATTTTATTTTAGGAAATCCACTTACAACTCAGATATCTCAAATTGTATCTGAAAATAATATTGGATTTTCTATTGATTCAAGAGGTTATTTATCATTAAAAGCAGGAACATCGTATACAGAAGGATTGAGAGTATTATCGACTGGTAAGTTACAAGTTGCTCAAACGCCAGATAATGGAACGACATCTGACAAGTTACTTGTAAGAGATGCTTTAGGAAATGTAAAACAACTTGATTATCCAACAACAGGAGCATCAGTAGGATTTGAACAAAACTTTTTATTAATGGGAGCTTAAATTATGCCAAACGTATACAAAATATTAGGACAAGTTAGTCCATTAGCGACAACAGAAACAGATTTATATACTGTTCCTGCTTCTACATCTACCGTATGTAGTTCTCTATCAATATGCAATAGAGGTGGTACACAAACAACATTTAGAGTGTCTATATCTCAAGGTGGCGCAGCTACTACAAATAAAGACTATCTTTACTATGATGTTACATTAGCAGGTAATGATACATTTATTGCAACAATAGGTGTAACTTTGGCTACTACAGATAAAATTAGAGTTTATTCAGGAAATGCAAGCTTGAGTTTTCAAGTTTGGGGAACAGAAATTAGTTAATTATGGCACAAGGATATTCAGGATACAGTATAATAGACTCAGATGTAGCTATTAGAGATAGTGCAAATTTAGATGCTTTTAGTAGATTAAGAGTATCTAATCCGCTTATTCTTCATAATTCTCAATTTACATATGATTTAGCTCCTATTATTATGGAGCAAATAACTAATGGATCAGGTGCTACAGTTACTCATGACTCTACAAATAGACAGGCATTAATGACATTTAGTTCTACACCAACAGGTGGAAAATCTTATATGCAGAGCTATGAATACCTTCCATATCAACCTGGAAGGTCTCAACTTATATTTGTAACATTTAACATGATTGCTGCTGTAGCAAATACATTAAAATTTGCAGGATATTCAGATGGAGTAAATGGAATTGAGTTTCAAAATAATGGATCTGTTAATCAGTTTGTAATTTACTCTGCAAGCTCATCAGGTAATGAAACTGTAACACAATCTTCTTGGAATTTAGATAAGTTAGATGGTACAGGAGCAAGTGGAATAAATTTAGATATTACTAAAACTCAAATTTTAGTTATTGACATACAAGCTCTTTATGTAGGTAGAGTTAGAATTGGATTTGATATGGGAGGTCATATTGTATATTGTCATGAGTTTCTTCATGCTAATATATTTAGTTCTCCATATATTCAAACAGCTAATTTACCTGTTAGATGTGGTATGACTTGCAGTGGAACGGTAAGCACAACAATGAACTTTATATGTTCAGCTGTTATATCTGAAGGTGGATCAGAAGATATTAATGTGTATGGATATACATTTCAACAAGATTCAGGAGCTATAAGTGTTGTAGATACTGGAGTTGGAACACATGTATTAAGCCTTAGACCTAGAACAACATTTAATAGTATAACAAATAGAACAAGGGTTGCTTATATAGATGTAGAAGTGTATAACGCTGGAAATCAACCAATACAATGGCAACTATGCATTGGACAAGCCTTAACAGGTACTACTACATATAACAATGTAAACACTACTTATTCAAGTTCAGAATATAATATACTTGGTACATTAAGTGGTAATCCTACAGTAGTTATAGATGGAGGATATGTTGCATCATCAGGAGGAGCTAAAGGAGTAACAAATACTGCTATTATATCTCGTTATCCAATTACTTTAGATGCAGCAGGATTACATAGATCTTTAGGAACTTTAACATTAAAAGCTAAATCAATTAGTGGAACACAAATAATTTATGCTTCAATAAAATTTAGAGAAATTAGATAATGGCACAAGGTACTACAAAAGGTGTTCCTATAGATATAGATCCTCTGTTAACAGCAGATAGTGATTTACTTGTTCCTTCACAGAAGGCTGTAAAAAGTTATGTACAACCTAAATTAAATGGTACAGGATTTGTAAAAGCTACAGGTACAACAATAAGTTATGATAATAGCACTTATCTAACTTCTGCTATTACATCATTAGGAGGGTTAACTGGTTCAGCACAAACATTTGCAACAGGAACTACTGGTACTGACTTTGGAATTAGTTCAGCAGGAACGACACATACATTTAACTTACCTATAGCATCTGCTACTAATACTGGTAAATTAAGCAATACTGACTGGACTACATTTAATAATAAGGTTAGTATGTTGCATAGCACAGGTGTGCAATCTGCAACGCATACTGGAACAACTATTAACACGCTTTTGACTTCTTATTTAATTTCTGCTAATTCAATAGCAGATAACCAAACGATTGACTTTGAATTTAAAGCATCTAAATTAAATACAACAGCAGGAGGTATTGTTTGGCGAATTTATATAAACACAACAGCAAGTTTATCAGGTGCAACGCAAATAGCGCAATACAACCCTGCTAGTGTGGCAACCGTTCAAGGATTTGCTTTTCGTAGAAGGTTTACAAGACGTGGTGGCAACTTATTATTTTTGCCAGCTACAAGTATAACAACTGGTATTACAGATTATATTGCTTTTGCTGGTACTGTACAAACTGCTGCGGTAACATTTTCGAGTGATCAATATATAATTATAGCTTGTGAATTAGCTGCATCAGGTCAGCAAACGGTAATAGAATCTGCACAAATTTTAAGGATATGACGTTATATACTATTTACGATAGCGAAGGGTTTTTTTGGTGCGAGTACCACGAAAACAAACCTCAAAATGCAACCAGTACACTTTATACTGATAACTTTATAAAACCACGATATAACGCTGTTACTGATAGCTTTTTTGAAGCCGCAACAGAACAAGAAATCGAAGAAGCGAGAAAGGCAGCAGTACCACAAATTGTCTCAAAAATGAGGTTCTTTTTATCTTTATATAATATCGGAATAACAAGAACTATGGTGTATGATGCTATTAATCAAATAGAAGATTCAGACCTTAAAGAAATAATTTTAATTAAATTCGATTTAAGTCAAGAGTTTGACCGTAATGACGAACACTTAAATTTAATGGCAGGTGTTTTTGGAATTACAGAAGAACAGTTAGATGACTTATTTGTACAATCAAATATTTAATATGGAAATAACCCCTGAGCATTACGGATCAAATTACCATAGATATAATATAAGTAGTGATAAAACAAAATTCGAGCAGCTCATAATGTTAACTTCTGACTGGCATTTTGATAATCCAAAAACAAATAGACCACTACTTTTCAAGCATTTAGATTACTGCAAAGAAAGGGGTGGTCTTATCATTATAAACGGTGATATGCTTTGTTTAATGCAGGGAAAGTATGATCCGAGAAAAAATAAGTCTGCAATACTACCAGAACATAATGGCGATAGTTATATCGATTTAGTAATAAATGATACTGCTCAAAAGATGTTGCCATACGCTCATAACATTTTGCAAATCAATAAAGGCAATCACGAAACTGGTGTAAGCAGTAGACTTGAAAGCGACATACTGCAAAGACTTGTTGAGCGCATTAACACCCTTGCTGGAAGCCGCATCCAGTTGGGCGAGTACATGGGTTATCTTACTTTATCATTTAGCCGTAAATCAGCACACGCAAAAAGGTTAAATATAGCATATGATCATGGTCACTGGGGTGGTGTAATAACGAAAGGCGCACTTTCTGTAGTACGTCACTCTTCAATCTACCCTGATGCGGATGTAGTTATTAGCGGTCACACGCACGATGGTTTTATAATGAACCATCCACAGCTACGGATGAATGAGTACAAAAAAAAAGTAGAAGTTAAAAACCAATGGCATATTAAGACTGGTACTTATAAGGAAGAGTTTGAGGGAGGCAAAGGTTGGGCAGTTGAGAAAATCGGGATGCCTAAATACTTGGGCAGTTGTTTTATGACTGTTTATTATAACGAAAAGGAAAGTTTAGAATATAATTTTACTTTAACACATTAACATGGAAATTAGAAAAATATCAATAGGTTCTGACTACAAG